CCCGTTGCCCCGAGCCGAAGGCGGTCCACTGTATCACATCATGCCGGACGGTCGCCGGATCGACTGCCCGATCCAAGACAACCCGCCCCTTAGCGGGCGCGCAAAATCGTCTCTCAAATCTGAGTAGAAAGACCCCGCCCATCCGCCATGTCGATGATCGGCGATGAGCGTTATGATAGTGTCCCCGGCGCGAAGCAAAACGACATTCTCCCGCCATAGCCATCGAGATACCACCACACGGCGCGCCCGGTCGGATTGGGATGTTTCAGTACCATGTAGCTCGGCAGCTTAGCGGCATCCTTGCCGGTGCCGATTATTACCGAGCCGTCCTGATTGAGCGTATAGGCACCATCGTAATAGTGGCCGTCTGCCTCGTCGCAGCACCATTGGCCTTGTTCGTTCGTCTGTGATTTGAACCACTTGGCGTAGGGTGCTCCTGCATAGCGCCCATCAGGATCGCGAGCCTGAGCAGCGAGCGAATATAGAACTGCCAGCGCAACCCCAAAAACAACAACGCCCCGCCAGAATGCTGGCGAGGCGTACCGGATGCGGTCGATGGCGGTCTGGATCATAGCCCGGCCATCCTCTGGGGAGGCCAGCGCCACGCAATGACGCCTCGGGTGGATCGCTCACGGGTCCGGACGGCGTGTCCGTCATTTCCCGATTTCATCACCATCCGACCGGGACCGGGGACAGCAACCACGATGCCGACGTGGTGACGATAAACCGCGATAACGCCCGGCGCCGGGCCGCTCGCCCGGCTTCCATAACGCGCCCAGGCTATCGCCAGATTGAACACCCGGTTTGCCACGCCGAGCTGATGCCGTAACCACCAGCCGCACCAGGCCCGAGGGCGAGGATCGGCCCTATTCCCGTTTGCATCCTCAATACGGACTCGCTGGGCGCGTTTTTCTGCCCCGGAGCAGTCCATGTGGCCGGAATTGTCCGGAACGCACTGGACGGCTTCCTGAGTCCTGTGGTGGTGCTTATGGCTGGCGTGGGCCGGGACGATGCAGACAAGCATCATCGCGGCTGCGGCAAAGCGCAGCTTCATGCAGATCATCTCCTGTGGGGGATTAGGGAAGTTCGTAGGCGCTTTTGTTCAGGGGCAGCACTTTCCCCTCGCCGCGTTGCAGGTCGCGGATGTCTTCTTCGATATTCATTAGCCGTTGGTCCGTGACGGCCATTTTAATCAGGACCTCGCCCACCTTTTTAATCTCGGATTTTAGGTCGGTTAGATCATTCTTCATATTGCCGACGCTGCTTCTGATAGCTGAAATTGCCCCGATGCCGCCGATGGCAAGAACGGTGATTTCAACGATGTTGCCGATGGTAATTGTCGCGTCCACTACCATCGTTAACTGTTCCACCATTCAGACGTGGTTCCATTGCTCTCAGCCATTGGCGGCTCCTGCTAGTCGCTGGTGGTGAGGGCCGGTTCGGCGTTCCCGCGCCGAACCGGCCCGCTACGTGACAGGGTTCATCCTTGACATCCAAAGCTGTTCTTCCTCGGGTGTCATCGGATGCCAGTCGAGATTAACGCCGGTCTCTTTCGCAATCGCGCCATTAATCGCGTGGATGACAAGGGCACCCGTCGTTTGCTTGGCGGACGCAGGGTCTTTGCCCTGCGCCACGAGTTCCTGATAGATGTCCTCCCCCAACTTGATAAACTGGATAATCTTGGGGATGAGGCCGATCAGCGTCATAAACGAGAACATGGCGTCACGCGGTAGGCGACGGAGAAGCCGCGGTGACGGCCTGCGTGGCAGTCGGCGAGTTCATCGCCATGGCCGTAAGCGTCGCGCCTGCATTACTGACGATCTGCGAGAGCTGCTGAACGGCATGAATTGCAGTCACGGTGCTGGTCACGACAGTCGGATCGCTGGCACTGGAGCCATTCGACAGCGCATTGGACAGCGCAGCGACATCCGCCGCCCCGGTGTTGAGGTCAGCGATGACCTTGGACACAGTGGCATTGCCTGGGGCCACGACGCCGGCGAGTGCCCCGAAGGACGCAATGCTGGCCTGAATGACGCCAAGATGTGCCCCAATGTATGACGCCATGCTTTCGATGTCGGTAATGACGACTTCGGCGCCGCTCGCTACTTTGGACAGGAACGCGCCCACGTCCTGAAACGCCGTCTGAAAGAAGCTCACCGCACCGGCGAAGTCGGCAGCGATGACGCTCTCAAATGACTGAAGCGCGGAGTTGGTTGCAGTGGTGGTCGTATCGGTATTTGTCATGGTAGCCTCACTTTTTTGGGCCGAGCGGGAATTCCGCAGCGGCGGTTGGACCAGATTGCGACGGAATAGCGTGCAGCACCGCGTTGATTGCGTTGCCGATGCCCATCACCAAAACGATCCATGCAAGGATGATCGTTTCGGTGTGTTCACCAAAGATAACTTTGAGTTGATCGGTAGAGCCTGCGGCAACGCCTAAAATGGCGAGCACAATGCTAAGCCACATACCAACTCGTGGATCGATCGTCACGGCAAACTCCTATTTGTCTGCATTGGGTGTTAAGTTACTTTCAGGAGCACGTTCGGCGCGGATTGCGCCATCTGGATTGGAGCAATGGTCGGAAGATCGATAGCCTTCGGCCACCAATAGCCAATCAGGCCGAAATGCTGAGACAGTTTCGGGAGGGCTTCGATTTGAACTTGGTCGGCTTCATTGCCGCCAAGAATCCACACGAGGCCACCCCGTTCACCGGCATAGAAGCCGACGTGGCCAACGCCTGCCGTTGGACTGATGCGCCAGAACACGGCGATGGCACCGAGCGCGGGACCATCCAACTTTACGAAATTCGGATTTGAGCGGAACGATTGGGATGAAGCGGAGCGACTCCCCATGATGCCGGAACGCTCTAGCCAGCTATTAACGGCTATCGCGCACCAGGGGTCACCTTCTTGGCCGCAATGAGCGGTTTCGATGAAATGCTCAATGCCGTGGTTATCCGGCAACTCATGGAAGCCGACATCCTTGAGTGCGGCCTGATACCAAGCCGGAGCGTCAGTCATTGTATTTCCCCATAGCGGAGTAGCCGCCCCGTCGCCGAGACGTGTCGAAGCCCATGTTTCACTGGAAAAAATCACGTCTTGCGGCGAAGGCGGAACCGCGATTAACTGGACTTCATCCTGGTGACGAATATCCCCGCCTAACAATGAGTAAGCCAAATGTCAGCGAAGTGGATTGAGCTATTGCTTGATGCGCAACGGTCGCTTCAGTCAAAGAAGATGGCGGAGTTTAAGCGTCGAGTGCCGCTAGGCGATCTAGTGACGGATCGTTGGCGCAACGCGCAGGAGTATGGTTTTGGAGAAGGGACTTCCTGTTACGACAGTGTTCTCATCATTGGCGATGTCAAAGTCGGCAAGAACACATGGGTCGGGCCGAACGTCGTCCTCGACGGTTCTGGCGGCCTAGAAATAGGTGACAACTGCACCATCTGCGCCGGGGCGCAAATCTATTCCCACGATTCCGTAAAATGGGCGCTGAGCGGTGGCATAGAGCCTTACGATAAATCCCCGACCAAGATCGGGAGCAACTGCTTCATCGGTCCCAATGCCGTCATTGCGCGCGGTGTCACGATTGGCGACCGCGTTGCAGTCGGCGCCCTCTCATTCGTCAACAAAGACGTGCCGTCGAATAGCCGAGCCATTGGCTCACCTGCCGTTCACAGCCAGATCAAATAGCCCGTCCCGGTATTTCCGCCCTTAGAGGGAATGCGATAGAATTATAACTCCGGAGCCGCCTGCTTTGCCGCTCGTCGCCCCAACGGCATAACCGCCGCCGCCACCACCGCCGGTGTTGGCGGTGCCTGCGGACTGGCCGCCTGTACTGCCATCGCCATGGCCACCACCACCGCTGCCCCCAGCGCCGCCAGCATTTCCGCTGGCGCGCGAGCCACCGCCGCCGCCGCCGCCGTAGGTGACGGCGCTTCCCGAGATGGACGACGAAACGCCGCTGCCACCCGAGCCACCAGCAGACCCGGCTGTGGATGCACCTACCGCACCAGCACCACCACCGCCGCCGCCGCCGAGAACCGATCCTGACGCACCGCCATTATTCCCCTGGCCGACAGTGCCGGCGCCGCCACCGGCGGCTATATCTGAGCCGCTGCCGCCGCCAGAGCCGCCTGCAGCGCCAGCCGCACCGCCACCGCCGCCGCCGCCGCCGCCGGTCGCCGTCGCAACCGCTCCAAAAACCGAATTGCTACCGTTGCCACCGCTACCTGTGCCGCCTGCGCCGCCGCCGCCGACAGTTATAGTGACGGTCCCGGCAGTAGCGGATGTAGAGCCAGTAAGGACACCACCAGCACCACCGCCGCCACCTGCGTTAGCACCGCCGGCCCCTCCACCCGCGACCACAAGATAATTGACAGAGCACGATCCAGAGAACGTGATCGAGCCGGACCCGGTGAATGTGTAGATGCGATTGCCGCCGGCCGTGGTGATCGTGCCGCCAGAAACAGTGGACGTGTCGCACGGATTCGTGCCGCCCGTTGTGTTTCCAGGCCCAGGGAAAGGCAGCCCAACCTGGGCCGATGCCGCAACTGCAAAGATCAGCCCAAGCGCAATCCAAAGAATGCGCCTCATCGGACCACCCGCCAGTTAAGCGTAATTGCTCCGGGAGTAATTGCTCCTGCCGTGTTATTGCAGACCTTGAAGTTCACCGTATTCAGAGTCGGATATGCAAAAATGGTCAGCATTCCGCTCGTGGACGGGATGTAGCCGGTGACTGCTGTTGGATCGCCATTAAACGATGCGGATACAACGTCAGTTGTTGCGGTGCCTGTTGCTGTCGCCGTGACAACTGTTGCGCAGGCCGCGCTCGCGATAGCGGCCGTCCCCAAGGCAGATGCGCCGGAGGCAATAGTTTGCGTCAGGGTCGCGGCAGCGGCCGGAAACGTCATCGCGTTCCCGCCGATCTGGAACGCGCTCTGGAAGTTCGCCGTGCCGGAAAACGTGCTAGTGCCGCTGTAGGTGTTGTTGCCGTTCAACAGCCCGATGTTCGCGCCGGACGTTCCCGTATTGGCCGTGCAGACCGTGCCAGCATTTGAGATGTCCGCGCACGCCGGCTGGGTGGCAGAGACAACACCCGCCGTTGAAATCTGTGTTAGGAACTGATGCGAAACAGACGCGAACGACTGCACGCCACCGAGTGACGACGCCCCCGGATTTGGCAGATCGGAACCAACTAGCGCCCGAAATGCCGGCGCACCGCCAGCCGTAGGTGCCATCCAGACAAAATGCGCGGTCTGCGATGGCCAGATCGGGACAAGGCTAAAGGTATGCTGCCCCGTCCAAGTCGGCGCAATTGACTGGTCCAGTGCCGGCGCGCCATCCGACCGCATGGCAGTCGTGGCCGTACCATTCTTAGCGGTAAGACCGACAGATGCGGAAGGATTGGCAAAGCCTGCGAACGTGCCGGGTAAATCGGCGGCGACCAGTGCGCGAAATGACGGATTGGTGGCGCTGCCGCTTGTCGGCCCGGCATAAACGGTATTAGCCGATTGAGGCGTGACGGTCGGTGCTGACACCCATAGAGGATTTGAGCCAGCACCAGTTGTAGACAAAACAAAGCCATTCGTTCCCGGCGGCAGGCATGACCATGCTGATCCAGAGCGGTAGACGATATTGCCCTGCGCGCTACCACAGACAGAATCCATCCACGCAGACCAGCTCGTCGGTGTCGGCTGCGCCGTGCCGCCACTAATGTTTGCAAGGAATGTCTGATTGGCAGCGTTGGCGATGCCAGCAAAGTTTGTCGTGCCTGATATATACCCCTGCAACGTGGCGTCGGTCGCGATATCACCAATTAAGCCACCCCACGACACGACGCCGCCGGCTCCGGTCGTGTTGGATTTGACTTTGATGATGTAATTGAACGTTACCGTTGGCTGAATGACGCCCGCAGGAACCGAGGTACCCCCTTGTGCGGTGCCAGTAAAAGCAGCGGTCGCGGTGTCGAACACCACGGGCGTGGTGCCTGCGCCTTGTGTGGCGCCGCCACTCGGCGGGTTGCCGGCTAGATTGCTGCTGACCCCCACATGCGCAGCCAAGGTCAAAGCAACACCACCTGCCGGCGTATATGGCGGCAGGTTAGACGTGATCAGAGTAGTCCCCGACGCCCCTCCGAATCCTCCAGCAACATCGGCACCGGTAAACGCCTTAAACGTTGCCGCTGTCCCGCTCGCCGTAGACGTGGCATTCGCGCTCAACGTAATTGTGGTGCCACTAATATTTGAAACAGTAGTTCCGGGGACCACATTAGCCGACACGACGATCATGCCGGGGAAAAGACCCGTGGCCGATGCTACTGTTGCAGTAGGACTCCCGCTCGTCGTGCTGATCGTGGTCGATGCAGTCAAGCGGCCAGCCGCTGTCGTCTGCATCGTGTCAGAACCAGCGGGCACGCGTCCCCGAAGGTCCGGCACGTTAAAGGTAGTTACGCCGTCTCCGTTCCCCCAAGGAAATACAGTCGCCGTTCCGGTGGCCGTTGCCGTGGCGTTATTGCTGACAGTAATGGTGCTGCTATTGGTGATTGACGCAACGGTTGTGCCGGTTGGCAGACACGTTGCCTCAATCGGCGCACCGACCCGCATTTGAGAAGTATCAGTCCAGCCGCCCAAGGTCGCTGAACTGGCCGTGCACGATACGGCGCTGCCGGCTATTGTGATGGCCGACAGAAGGTCCGGAAAGCTCGTCCTGCTTAGAGCTTGTCCGTTCGCATAGGCCCAATTAACCGGAAGTGTAAAACTCGACCACGGAAGAATGGCACCCACTGGCGCAGTATCAGTACCAGTCGCACCTGAAGGCGATGACGAACCATAGGCAGTTGTCGGCGCATCCCAAATCGTATTGCCGGAGGCATCCTTGACGACCTGACGATAGACACCTTGTCCGTAAATGACCGCGCGGCCAGCAGCGTCGAGAACGATGGGATTGGTGTTGTTCGAGGCTTCTCCCGAATCCAACCATGTGGTCTTCTTATTGGTCGATCCCGGGACATAAAAAGTAACGCTGCCCCCCGCCAAAGGAGCGCCCGTCGTGCCCAAAAAGGTCTGCTTGGCGTTCGGCAAAAGCGCCGCTTGGCCAAAGACTTGGCTGACCGTTAGGGCATAGATGAGCACGCCCGAAAGGAGCTTCCACATTGCGTTTTTTCCGGATTTAGGGCAGGATCAGAGGTCGCGGCGGTTTACCGCCGGTTTTTCTTTATGGACGCGGGAATGCGCGCGATTGATCTTGAGATGCTCGCGCTATGGACCGCGGCAAATGTCTATCTGTGGATTTGGAGCGGGCGCGCGCGCCGTCTAACGGGCAGGCTGAGCCTCTTGCGGCTGTACGTATTGAGGAAATGGCAAGAGCGGCGCGGCGGCAGGATTATAAGAGATTGCGCCACTGCTCATGAGTTTCTGGAGAGCGTTCGGCGTCTGACCCGGCAGTGACGAATTTATCAATCTGTTCGCGTACCAGTTGCTGCGAAGAATTGAACCGATACCCGCATTTGTTGCGGCCTTCGCTCCTCCAGCAACTGCTGCAATGGCACCAAGCTTGGCCGCGAGAATTGGGTCGTGGAATGCAAGCCCGGCTTCGATGCCACTTGCGCCACCAAGACCCAGAAGTTTCATTGCACTGAGCCGGCTTGCAGTCCCGCTATTTGGCGGCTCTTTCAGGAATTGCTGTCCGACCCTGGCTAGATCAGCCAGTGGCCCACCATTTCCATATGCCATTCCGGGATAGGACTTGCGCACCGCTCCCATCAATAGAGCTGGGCTGATGTCGCCTGTAGGGGCCTTCTCGACCAAATCCTCAATGGTCTTCATTGCCTTGTATTGAGAATTCGTCTGCTGAAGCTGGGATTGTAGGTCTGGTGATACAGATCGGCCAAGCGCATCCAAAAGGGATTGCTTCACCTGGCCGGCATAGTATTTGACGTTCGAGTCGTTTGATTTCGTAGCGCGATCCAGAGGGGAGCCTGTCTTAATGAGCGCCTGATACGTCTTTCCGTCGATCTGTCCATCTTGGACTTTATCCATTACGTTACTAATTTGACCATGAATGATCGATCGCTCATTTGGCGCTAAAACAGTATTTGCATCGCTGGCGATCTGGTGCAGGTCCGACCCAAACTGATTATCCGCATTGATCGTACTCTTAGACGCGATGTCCTCATACTGAGCGCCGAGACGCTTTTTCGCCGCATCCATCACATCAGGAGTTAGCTTGTCGGCGTCCTCGCCAATGGCTTTTGCAACATTCTGGTTGAATGCAGTATGCTGGTCAGCAACATTCGCGGCATAGCCGGAGAACGGTTTTTCCTTCAGCACACTATCAAGATAGTTGACGGTCGGGCTTTGCGAGATTTGCCCCCCACGAACAGGAATGCCGAATACGTCTCTCGCGGTCTTCGCAAGCTGAGCTGTTGCCGGGTCAATAAGGGGTGCCGATGCGCTCGCCACGCTGGGAATCGCACCTGTTCCAACCACGCCGGAAAGAGCCATGAGACGCCCCATGCCAGAGGTGTCTTCACCATTTATGCCATCAGATTGAGGGACAGTCGCCTTCCCCTGATACACATCGCCCGGATAGGTAAGCCCGCTCGCGATGGTTTTGGCGATCTGGACTGGCCAAGTGTCTTCCCATGTGAACTTCTTTTTGACTGGCGGTTGCGTCGTATCAACCGGCTTCAAATAGATTTGAGAAACATCCTCTGGTGGGGCCGGCACTGTCGGTGCAGATGGAGGCACCTGTGCCGCAGGCACGTCAGCGCCCGGCTTAAGATATTGCTGAATGATATCTGCATCGCTCATTTGCGGGGGCTGCGTGTTGGATGCTGGCGGCGAACCTGCCGCATTTCCGAATGTATGGTCACCTATTTTCGTGACATTCGTCATGCCGTTAATCCAGCCCATCGCGCTTTGATTTCCGCGCCTCTGGACCGTATCGACATTGGCAAAATTCATCGCGCCGCCAGTTGGGTCTTCAGTCTGTCCCGAGGCTGCCTGTCTGGCGATTTCAAGAGCACGTTGGTATTGAGCGGAATTTTGCGGGATTGAGCGCAATTGGTCAGGGTGGTCTGACCAAGCCTCAAACTGCTTCGGTGCCAATACGACACTAGCTGCGTCATTGCCCCATTTGCCGCTGTTCATCCTATTGAGAATGACATGAGCGACAGCAGCCTGCCCGATAGGCGGCTGGTTTCCAGCCTCTCCTATGACCGTCCTCGCGATCATATCCAAGTCGGACGGGGAGATATTACTGTCCGGCATTAGGCTTTTCTAGAAGTTGCCATTTGTGAGCCAAAGTCAGCGAGTTTCGGAATCTCTGTGACTCAATGCTCCCAGGCTTTAGCGAAGCAAGATATTTTCGCTGGTTGGCCGCCGACATGAGATCGAAACCGTAGGCTGCCGGGTCTTGGTTATTGTTGAATTTTGCGGCCCATGCTTGATAATTTTGCTTCGGCTGTTCTGCCCCCTCAAGAGCTTGCGCTTGCGACATCCTTCTAAGCGCCAGATCGGTTTTAGCGAGGTCGCTGGCGCTTGCTGTATTCAAGTCGATATTCGGATTCCCGTGGAAAGCCGACACCATTTTATCTGTTGATGAAATGTCCGCGTTTCGAAGGACGTTTTGCGTGTAGTATTTCTTAAGTTCCTCAATCGGCAGCGTTGTGTCTGGTTTCAGAAGCCCTAGCCCGACGCCGAGATTCTTGATCGAGTTTGTCGCTTCAGTGCCGATACCCTGCCCCGTCGGCCCGACCGTATCCAGAAGATGAACGATCTTCGTAAGGGGCGTGATGCTTGACCGATAGTTACCAGCAGCACCGACAGCCTTTGCGCTAGCCTCACCGGACGCCTGCCCGGCGGCGGCCGTAGCAGCCGTTACGGCTGGAGAAAGGCCAGCCTGCATACCGCCGGGTTGAGTGATATTTTGTAGTTGTGCGGCTGTCGTGATGTTGGTCGGTTCGTTTTCGGGTCCAGGAGGCCCGCTCGTTGTTTTGGTAGCGTCAAAGCTCGGCGCAGTCACAGCCTGCTTTACACCCCAACTTTTTAATGCATTGGGATTAGCGCCCGCGATAGCTCGTGCTTCATCGAGGCGGTCGGTCCACATCTGGGCTGGAATAGACGGGTTATCGTGCGCCGCCTGCACAACTAAATTCGTCAGATCGTCAAGTGTAGGATTTTTCATCGCTGAAATAGCACCGATACGGCGCTGCACGATGTCTTGTTGTGCCTGGTGAAGCTGCGATTGGGCAGTCGTGTTTATAACCTGCTGATTAATCGCCGGGCCGGCCTGATATCCAGCCAGCCGGCCTAAAGTTGATAAATCAGGGTTTGGATTATCCGCATATGCTTCAGCCAGCCCATTTCTGGCATTGATTTCTTGCTGCTGCATTTTTGTAAGGTTAGAAGTAGCCACAAGTTGCAGCACTTGCAGCGGCGACATAGACGTATTGCCGGCCCCAACATTTTTATAGATGGACGTATCGACTGCATCAGCCATTCCGGCCCCCATAATGCTTCATCAAGCCGTCAATGTGCTGTTGCTGGTTATCGCGCGACCATGGATCGGTGCCCTCCGGTTCAGGAGGGGCATTAAGATGATGTTGGAGAACCGCAGCCTCGGCCTTATTTGCCGTATCGATGATGCCTTCGACGAAGTTCTTCTGTTGAATTGGATCGTCCGGCAATCCCTTTATTTTGTTCATAATCTCCGGAAGGGACAATACCTTAGCACCTAGGAGTTTGGACGCTGCATCCAGCAACTTCGGACGAATGTTGGACTTTCCCAAGTTCGGATCAGAGAGGACCGGCTGAAGCGCCGACTTGATCTCGCCAAACCTGTGTATGGCCGCGACAGTCTGTGCGTGCGTCGGCGCGGGTTGCTGTGGCTGCTGTTGCGCCATCAAGGCAGCAAGCGGATTTGCTCCGGGTTGCTGTGGCTGGCCCTGCTGCGGAGCAGCTTGCGGAACACCCTGCGGTGCCTGTCCGCCTCTAGCGGCGGCCAGCAAATCCATTATTCCGGCCATGCTGCTAACCTGTCCGTGTCATGGAGCCGCAGCGTCCATGAAGTTAAATCCGCCCGTACCTACACCATTGCCGATTCCAGCATCGGCGGCATTTCCATACAGACCGCCGGTGCTTCCGCCGCCGAGCAGCTTGTTCAACAGCACTGCGCTAGACACGGAATTGCCGAGACCACCAATGGCATTTGCACCAGCAACGCTGGCACCAGCCGCCGCATTACCGGCACCGATAATATTGGAACCGATTTGACCACCGGTCTGGGTCGCCGCACCGGTCAGAGTGCCCGCAGCACCGGCACCCGTATTGACCAGATTTTGCATCGGATTAACGCCAGTCGTGAAAGTGTTTTGAAGAGCGTTAACGACGGACTGCCATGTATTCCCGGCCAATCCTTCGGCGTATTGAGCGGACCCCTTGGCCAAAGCCCCGCCTGGTCCTCCAAGACCCCGCGCAGCAAGCGCGTCCTGAGTGGCCTTCTCGCCCTGCTGAAGGGTGAACTGATAGCCCGGTGTCTGCGCAAGCGTTGAAGACATGTCCGCGCCCGGCGTCGTCAGCTTTAACAGCGACGACAACGGAGAAGATGCATTGTTCGGGTCAAGCCAGCTTTGCAGTTGTGGAATTTCACCAGAGCCGGCGTTAATGAATGGCTGTAGTTCGCCCTGCGCCGTATTGAACATCGACATTTGCGCTTGGGTCGCGGTATTCGCGGCGTTCTCCTGGGCATTGGCCGCTTCATTTGCGCCATAGATCGAGGCACCGGCCCCGAGTGCACCAGCACCGACAATGGCCACCGCAATGCGGCAAGTCGAGGACGGCTCAAACTCTTGCCAATCGAAGACGTTTGGTTTCATGAGAGCCACTTTGCAAGGTACGTGTCTGCGGGGACAAATCCGAGCTTCGCGTAAAGATCATGAAGCCCATTCGGCTTTAGCGTCTTAAAGCCGGAATGCCATAGCTTAACGCCGCGCCGTCTCAATTCACGTTCAACGCACCTGATCAAAGGAACTATAAGACCGCGATCCCTGACTTCTGGCAGGATATAGAGCATGTCCATCGTGCCGGTGAGCGTCGTTCGATAATGAAAACCGGGAGCGACCTGCGCAGTGTAGTACCCGACGATTTTGCTATTCCATCGAACAGTGGCGAGGAACAGTTGACCCTCGCGCTCCCGTCTCACGTATTCATCGAACTGAGGAGCAAGCGGCATCTTGCCGCGAAACAGCGCAAGCTCTGCCCAATGTTGCGGGAATATCTCGACAAGCTCGGAAATGCAGTGCTCAAAACTCTCAATCTGAGCTGAAATCATCCCGGCCTTACGTCCACAATCATCACAATGCGATCATCCGCGCTATTGTTCTGAACAGAGTGCTCGGCACGATTGTTGATCAGCCAGACTTCTCCGGACTTGAAGTTCACCTTCTCGTCCTCGATAGCGAACATGGCTCCGGGTAGGCTTTGCAGCGCAATCTGGTAGCGCTTGTAGAATTGAGCGGGTGCGCCGCCATCAACATGAGGCGTAATCTGCTTACCGGGTGTAAGCTTCGTAATGATGACCCGCCCAAGTTGGCACGCTTCTACAGCCCGCATCAGATCGAACACGATCTGCCTTGCTTGTGGCAGGAAGTCCCAAGCGGGATAAGGCACCGTCTCGCGATCATTGGCAGGATCGTCCGAATTTTCGGAGTTGAACCACAGCCAAATGTCGTCTGCCTCTGAATGCGGCGTGCCAGGAAACTTGGTCCGGAGTGAGTTCTTATTCCACAAGTCCGGCTGACGCTGGATGGCGTGCAGAAGAGGCTGAACGTTGACCTCTCCGACCTTGAAAAAGTGCTTCATCGGTCTAGCGGCGCTTCTTTCGGAGCTTCGCCAGCACGGCCCCGGCTACTTTCTCGCCGGCTTCCTTGCTGCCATATTCTTTCGAGGCTTTCTTTTCGATCTTGCCGAAATTCTTGCCCTTTTTCCCGATATCCTTGCCCTTCGCAGCCGCTTTCGCACTATAGCTTTTCTTCATGGCATTATCCGAGTTGCAGCGACCTGAATTTCGTCGCTGACAGTTGATAAAACACCTGAGATTTTCCGTTTGCGAGCGAATATGCGGTGTTCGCAGCTAAAGCGTCTATCGAGCAGCCCACAGGGGGATAGACTTTCAGCGTCGCCCCACCAACATTGAACACGGTGGACTCAAAGCCGCTACCGAAAGCGTTCAGAACAACCCCTGAACCGGCCGGAGCGGACGTGATTTCATTCCATTCCGACGAAAGAGCCAGCGCATCAGCCTGCGTAGTCCCCGCTGCGGTGAGCGCAGTCGCCACCAGATATGGAATGCTCGCCGCAGACCGCGTATAGAGGCCGTAAAAGAACCGCCACCAGGGCTGCGATGGAAGGCCGGACTGATCCACGACGGGCATAGCCGCCGTAGGCATCGCAAGCGGCTGGCTGGTGCTTACAGAAGCCATTCAATCTGCAATCCGCGCCGGGCCGCCTCTTCTATGGCCTTCGCTTGAGTGTCATAGACATTAATCGGCTTGCCGCCGATACGTTTGAACAGCGACAGGACGAACTTTCCGTTCTCTTCCCATCCATAAAGCTTTTTGGTCATGAGCCTGATTTCTCGACATCGATATAAACGCCGTTCAACGCCGTTTTGACATTCTCGGACCAGAACAGCTCATAAACTCGATCTCTAGCCATGCCGAGACGCTGAAATTGCGGGCTGATGAGATACTCACCGATCTTACCCATGGTCTGAGTGATCGGGTCTCCCCAGGTCTGACCGCGATCATCGCTCCATCGCAGGTTTAGGAGCGGTTCGGCATCATTGTCGGTGGTCGTTCCACATTGAATATCGGCAACGAGCGCCCAATGCGTTAGTCGGTTCATCTCGCTGAGAACGTGCGGAAAACCACGCCGGAAATAGATCGGTTGGCCATTATCCGTGTAGGTCCCGGTGTCGATCTCGTAGAGCAGCCCGGTTTCCCAATCTTGTCCGATCACCTTGCCATAGGCGTGGGCGTAAAATGGGCACCGGTCGCGATGCTCTACGCCGTCATTGTCCGCCCATGTCAACTCATGCCACTGGTCTGTGGCGAGGTCATAAGCCCATGACTTGTCTGCCGTTGGGAACGACAGGATATAAAAGGTATGGCCGTCAACCTGATAAGAACCTGCAACAGCATCCGTCAGGTCTGAATAGTTCTGTAATTCTTGTTCAATGGCGTGGGTAGAAATTCGCTTTGCCGTATAGCCGTCCGATTTAACGACGATGCCCTGCCCTTTTAAATCCTGCCCCAGCCAGAACAGGGACACATCAATCGACATCATCGAATAGGTGGCGATGCAACCGTAAGGAACGAAGGTCGAAGCAATGGCCTCGAATGGAAAATCAGGAGCGCCCGAGAGATACCATGGCTCGGTAGACAACTCACCGATCAGCCACACCTCGCGCTGGCGGACGCCGAGTGTCTTGATATTGTCGGCGTAGGACGATTTCGACGCCTCATCCAGTGCGTTGAAGGTGACGCTGTTTGGAAGTGAAATGTACCAATAAGGCGTCCCAGGAGCATTGAACAGAAAGAAGCTTTGCAGATAATCAACCCGGTTCGATCCAACGAATAGACCAGTCGCATCAACAATCGGATTGAAGGCGTGAGTAGACATCGTAATGACCCACCCATTGGATGAGCCGTCTACGACGCAAATCTCATCTCCGACATCCTGGCCATTATCAGCCATGGAGACAATGGATGTGCCGTGTCCTATATTACCAACAGCGGTGAAGACAAAATTGCTGTTCACAAAATAGATTGTGTCATCGATGGTGGCGTATAGATCGCCATTGGTTGCGCGATAGAGCCCGCGCCCGGCGCCAAGCTTCGGCGGAATGGACAGAAGCTTTTTGCCGGGACGCTGGTAGTGCGTGACGGGAACGGGAGGGCTTGTTTCTTTAGGATTTAGCTCAGGAAAAAGGTTCGCGCATCTCTGTGCGTTCGCAATTATCGAACGCGCCTGATAGGCTCCCGAAGTAAGCGGAACGAGCATTAGGCGGTCTTAACAGCCGCCCAAGAGCCGTCCTTGGCACAGAAGAACAACGCTGTCTGGCCAGTCGTCAGCGCGTATGCAGTCGCCGTGGCAGCGAGATTGATCGTATCGGTACCACGCCCATAAACATCCAGCGTATGAGCACTCGCGTTAAACAGGGCGAATGACGAGCCTTTAGTGGCTTGAGGTGCCAGTACACTGTCGGCATCGGCGGCGACAGTATCGACTTCGATAAAGGATACAGCGGCAGGAAGCTGGAAGGCCGCCGCCTTCGTTCCGCCGGAATGGGCCGTAATGCCACTCACATAACTGCGGTTCTGACCGTTGGCGAGGCCACGGAGCCAAATGCCGTCTTGGAGAGCCTGACGTGAATTCTGAGCGGGAGCAGTACCGACTGACATTGTAGTCTCCTGTGGGTTGGTAGTTTCTTAGGTAGCGTTAGCCATTGCCGAACTGATCAGAAAAAATATTGTACCCAGACGACATGGTTATTAATCCTCTTGGCATGGTTAGCTCGGGCACCTGAATATTTGACTGCTTGACCACATCAAGGGAATTGCGCGCCTGATTGTTCAATTCCGGGTCAGGTGTCATCCCCTTGCCGTAAGCCTGCCGTAGCCGACGCGCCAAATTAAACTTCATCGCCGCAACGTAATGATCCGGGATCGATGACAGATCGGTCACCAATGTGATGATCGGCAGCACGTCCTTGAGCTGGATATGAACGCCGTAGCGCGCGGCATTCGGCCATGGATAGAGTGAGAGCTTCCCCAAGGGCCAAGATGAATCCAGAAACCCATACAGGGTGAAGGATTGCAGCGACTTCAGCGAAAGACGGGAATACTCCTCATAGGACGGGATGATCTCAATTGGCGTATCGACGTTGAGACCAGTAGAGACAAATTGCCTGAGATATGCCGACTCGATCCGATCAGGACGGCGGGAGACATTGAAGTTGCCCCCCGGCCCGACCGTGTATGGCGTCTGCTGACCGGTCGAGACGAACTCCAAGTCGAGTAGATGCCATATCATCCAGCGCTGTGTGTTCCACTGCGCCAGCATGTCGTTGAGGTCGGCCAGCGCATCGTTTGCATCATCGGCAGATGGCACACGGCCAACGCCGGTCACGCCCGATTTCTTGAGCGCCGCAATTACGATGTCGCTGCCGGTCGTCATCAGGAGGTCAGGTCAGCCGGAAGCTTAGCCGCATTCGGGGGACGACCGCGGCGTGGCTTTTCAACCAACGACTCCGGAGCGATGGATTGCAGCGTTGCCGGTTCGTCAGTATCGATCTCGACGGAGGCCGCGTGCGGCGCCTCATTCTTTCCGAGGAAGGCGCGCTCCTCTTCAGCCGAATTGACCACGACGGGATTTCCGGACGGCCCCAAACGCGGCTTGCCCTTTTCGTCCTTCATCATGCGAGGATAAGGGCGGTACTCATAAGCCGGAAATTTGTTCGGATCGGTCTGCGCGGTCTTCGGCAGATGATCGCGGATATCACGAAGCATGTAGGCAACCTTTCAGGAAGGTGCCGAGAGGGCGGGATTGCCCTCCCGGCTGTTTGGTCAGATTTTGTCAGGGACGCGACAACTCCACTGAGGTCGGATCAGCAAGCTTCCGAACAAAACGTCAACGCGCGTGATCTCCTGGTCCGTGCCGACCATCCAGTCGCGGGCCATACGCATCGACACGTTGTCGTACTTGTGCCGAGCCGCAACCTTGTTCGCCGGAAGCGGAAGATCGCCGGTCGCCATGGTGATGGCCTGCGGCGAATACCGGAAGTTGTTCCGGTAGACGGTCGAGGCCGGCAGATACGGCGTAATCACAGCACCGTCAGCCGGCGACACATCGACGGTCTGATACTGCACCGGCTGCGACACGCCATTGCCATCGACCACCCCGGGGATAATGGAGGGGAAGATGGAGAGCGACGTGGCACCATTCGCGGCCAGTACGGTGACCACGAACTGCCGCACTTCACCGGTGGTCTGCTTCGTCACCGCGTTGACGGCGTTGACGCCGGAAATGGTGAAGATGTCACCCACAACCATCGTGCCCGTGAGAGAACTGATCGTGAGCGACGGGCCGGTCTGGCCGGCGCCGGACACCGACGCAGTAGTCGCCGTACCGGTCGTGTGCTTGATGACGGTCTGGTCCGAATACCAGGTCGCGCCAAGTGCCTTGTACATCACGCCTTCGTAATACTGGTCGGAGATAGCCGACGCAGGATTAAGCAGGCCAGCGAGAGAGGTCACGACACGCGCTTCGGTGCGCGGATCGTTGATGATCTTCTGCATTGAAGGCGGCGTGGAGTTGATGGCCATCGTGGCCTTCGCATCCAGATAGGTGCCGTCGTTCGGGGTCAGAAGTCCGCCGTTCGCGTCGAGGTTCGCCGCGATATTGCAGATGCCTTCCGCATTGTTGTTCATGATGTTCGTGGCCACTTTGCCGGCCAGGTTGTTCATCATGGGGAGCAGAATGCGTTCCTGGAAATCATCCATGGAAAGCAGAAGGTCCGCAGTCGTGAAGCTGACCGCGATGTTTTCCTGATCGGCCATCGTCAAGACGGTCTGCACTTCCGCAGTGTCCTGAACCGAAATAGCCGGGCCGGAATTGGTCGTGTAGTCATTCGGCAGGCGAATACGAAGCGTCGAACCGATCTTCTCGCCGTTCTTGCCGAAGTCCGAATCGTACTGGCGTTCAATGTTCTTAATGAACGCGTTCGTGTTCACGAACAGCGGAATCGCCAGTCGCGTAATCGAACTGATAGTTAGAAGGGAGTTACCCATGGTTTGGGTGTCCTGTGCTTATGGGATTGACGACCTTTCCATGTCGTCGGTGCTGGCACCCTGCTCGAAGGGTGAGTGGACAATCACGAGCAAGCACGGGATATTCGGCCCGGAACGCTTGGCTATTTGATCAGTCTTGCCAAGGAAGAGCGCATCGGAAGATCAGCCGAGACTGTTATTCTATATGTTAGTTTTCAAACGACAGGTCACGCCTCTATTTATCGGACGAAGAATAATCTTTAGGGATTGTACTGATCTGAACCAATGGAGATTGGCCAGCGATATGTGATTGTATTGCACTGGACGATGGAGACTGAGCCAATGCATTGCTGTCCTGGTTATTAGCGTTAATCTGCGATTGAGTTGGATTGGAGATTTGATACGATTTTCCGTTAGCCATGATATTTACCTCATTTTGGTGTGTGGAACAGTGACTGCGAATTTTATTTACGCCGACTTCTTGCGTTTGGCCGCCTGAGCAGCCTCCCACTTCGCGTACCATGTATCGTCATCGTCGCTGTCCTGCGGCATGGCCGAAGGCGTCACGCGGCCACGAACGGTTTCAACCGGTTCGGGAGCCGCGCTAACAACCGACTTGGGGGCCTGCTTGAGCGACAATTTAACGAACTCCGTATGCTGACGATGCTCTGGCAATTCCATAATGCGCTGATATTCAGCCGGGTTTTTGCCAAGTTCATAGAGCACCTTGGCCGGATCATCGGTGCCGATGATGGCCTGCATCGTGCGCGGCTCAACGGTGCCGAGAGTTGCGAGGTTATCGAGCGCCTTGGCCCAATCCTTGCCGTAGTTCTTTTCGCCAGTGCTATTGATGCTGACGAGATTTTCCTGATACCGCTCCTGCTCACGCAGTTGCTTAGCCGCTTCCTTAACCTGATCCTGCGTCATGGCAGGCGCAGCTGTGCGCGGAAGATCGACGACGGGTTCCTCGCCTGCGGCTGGCTTGGGACGCTGCGCCAAAACGCGGAGGTCTTCGTTCTCCTTGCGGATGCGCTCTAGCTCTCGGTCGCGCTCTTTGAGCTGCGCGTGCTTTTTACGCAGTTCCTTGTCGCGCCAATCCTGCTGTTCAGCCTCGGCGGCGGCTGCCTCTGGGACAGTTTCTGCCGGCGTTTCCACAGGAGCCGCTTCAGTAGCGGCAGCCTCAGCAGGGGGTGCTTCAGCGGCCGGTTGTTCTTGCGGGGTTTCGAGGGGGAGTTCGGGCGTTACAGTATCGTCGTCAGCCATTGGTGTTCCTTTCTGGGCACTGGATTACTGCGGCCAGGACCGCTTACTTGCAGACTGCCTTGACTTGCGTCTTGGCTAAATGCTTCACGTGCTTCATCAACTCGCGATCACGCTTATGCTCTTCCGCGCGCGTAATGGTATGCAGCGCATCGCGCGCCTTGTATTTCATCTCTTCGGCGCTCAATGCTGGCATTGCCGTCGGCTTGCTTTTGATGCCGGCCAACTTCTGAAGCTTGTTAACCATCGGTGCGCATCCCTGCCTGGAATAGCTCTTTGACAGCCTTCGGCGTCGTGGTCTCGGCTTTGAACTGCCGATCACGGTCCTCGATCAGCGCATTGAAGATCGCGTTTTTAATGTTCGGATGCACAACGCTATCCTGCTTTCCCAGCATGAGCGCCATCACCTTGCGGGCCAGTTCAACGTGATGCATCCAGCCGGGGCGATACGCCTTGATCGAACCATCCGGTTGATGCCACTGACCGCGCATGTAGGCCTTGAGCGTCGGGAAAGCTTGGCGAAACCCGGGCGTGCGGTTGTCTTCGTAAAAGACACCCGCGAGTTCTTTAGCCATAGAACGGACGGTCTGTTCAGTCATTGATTACTGCCCACTGGTCCACGCACCCTGCTGATCCTTGACCGCATCCTGAAACGGAGGAATGGCATTGCCCTCAACCAAGGGACTTGAGCCGTCCGTGTCCGAAGGGTCTGTGCTATTGTCGGTATTAGGCACGTTAGCGAGAGAGTCCGACCCCATGTCTCGCAAGGTTTGCAGAATGGCCATCTGCAACTCTTTCAACTCACGGCCCATCTTCGCCATATCGACAATGGAGTTGGTCTCAGCCGTCAGACGCTTGGAGTCCGCCTCATTGCGACGGATAGCATTTTCATCGTCGCGGTTTTTCAGTTCAAGGTTCTTTTCGGCAAGCTTCTGGATCAGCTCGCCAACCTGCCCCTGCGCTGCCTGCAATGCCTGCTGCAACTGCGCCGTCTGTGGATTGGCGGCTCCGTCCTCAAGTAGGTACGGAGCATTGGCCTGTATTTTCCTGCGCAGGCGTTCCGCAATCTTGTCGGCCAGCGGGAAATCAGCCGACCGAAACATCAGGTCGCCAATCTCATCGATCAGAGCGGGAGCGCCCGTGACGATCTGGACGAAGGCATTCCATGCCTCCTGTCGCTGGGTCGCATAGGCTGGCCCGATGTCGCTCTCAACCTCGTATTTGCCGACGCTAGGATTGAACAGGACATTCACGATGTCCGCTTCCTTAACCTCCTGATACGCGTCGTCGGCATTCGGATCGACGGTAACCTTGGACTGAGTACCGTCCTTACCGAGGATCTGAATAACGCGCTTGGTATCGTAAATGTGCGGGACAAGATCGATGATGATCCGACCGGCATATCGAATGGCGAGCGCCAGATTGTTGACGAACAGGTAGGTTGCGAGATCGCCTTGGCGTTGCCGCTGCTGGATGGCAATGCCAGACTTTTCCTGCCCTTCCTTGCCGAGCGTCGAGTTCTCTTGCCCTCCGACCATCGACATTTGCGCGTCGGCAATCTGCATCCCCTGAATAAAAGCAGGAACAGATTGTGGCGGCTGAAGGCGCTGAGGAAGCGCCTGTGGCGGAAGCGGTTGTCCCTCGCTATCGAGGTGCTTGAACGTCAGATAGGCAGCGTTCTGCGTATTGGCGTTACTCCAAGCCGTTTCATTCCCCTCGAATGCAGCCGCAGCGCCAACCCATGGTGTTTTGGTCTGTAGCGCGCCGGACTCTATCTCGCCCGAGGCGTTGTAATTGTACATCCTTTGCGCGTCTTTGATCGGGCGCACAAATCCCTTGCGCTCAAGTTTCCCGTCAATAACGCGCTCGACACCGACAACCCGAACAATCGGGATATAGCGCCCCTTCAGCTTCCGTCTGTCGATGATCTGGTGGCCGGCGATCTTGTACCATTCCAATTGCCGGTTGATGATCTTGCGCTTCTTGAACTTGCCAACAACGAGAGACTTCTTGAAACCCTTTGGTGCCTCCGAGGCTTTGAAGGTCGAGCTATCTCCCTTGTCATCCTCGACCCAATAGAGTTCATCTTCGGTTTGGACGATGCGGTAATACTCAGCGATCCGGATCGAGTCTTCCTTGAGCCAAGTATCACCTTCATCGAAGATCGTGGTCTGTCCGATCTGGGCCATGTCGAGATCAGGATTAAGCTTTTCAAACTCCGCCTTGGGCATGTCATCAAACACGCCACCCCACAAAGCGTCAGAGCCGTCCTTTTGCTTGATGTCGCAATCAAGAAATACGCCGAGATGATCCCTCACCGGCTCAATGCGTAGTTCCTGATCGAAGCTATCGTCATCGGTATAGACCTGATTGATACGGAAATAGGCTATCCCGCCCTCAACCTGACTGTCGGTGCATTCGTCGTAAATGCTTTGCGCCGCCGACTTATATTCGATGTCACGAACAAGGCCTTCATAGACCTGCGCTGACTTATATGAGGATTCGTTCCCGGTCGGCTTGATCGTGATAGAAGGCTTGTTCTGGCGCGCGTCGTTGGTGATCATCGCCACCAGGCGCTGCACTTTGTTCAGTGTGAGAGCCGGGCGCTTATTTGCCTCGCGATCCGCTCTTAGATCATCCGGCCACTGCCAGCCGTTGTCACTGTCGGCATTGGCGAACTTCACGTCGTTGATGTAGCGCCAGCGAAAGTCCGACTCCCAATCCTGCCAGCGCTTGAAATTCTCCTTTGCCTCCTTGAGGATTTTGTCGTCCTCGGAGTCGTCGTCTTCCATAATCGGCTTAAGCCGTTCGCCGGCCATTAGCCCATCCAGCCCAAAGCATGAGGCTGTGCCGAAACGCGTTCAGCCGTCTGTGGCTTGGTTTCCATAAGTCCCTCTTTCAGCCACACCGGGTAATAGGTGAACGCATCGGCCGGATCGCTGTCTTCATGTTCAGGAGCAGATGATCGCTGACCGCGTTCGTTGATCTTGTAGCGATACCGCGTCAGGCTATTCACACCGTCAGCACAGGCACCCTGCGCAATGTTTATCCGGGGGAATAGTGCGCGAGTGGCGTTGATCCGGTTGACCTTGCTAACTCTCGGAACAATGCGCACCTTGTCTGGATAGACGGCGCGGACCTGTTTCTCGATAGTGTTGCCGTTTTTATTGCCGCGAGCACTCTGATGGCCTTGAGAGGCGTCATGCGGCAACAGGATCGTCTTGACCTTCAGCCTTCGGCGCTCGATTTCTTCCAGATAATGATCGATGCCGAAGCCCGTATTGCCGTAGTAATCGACCGCGTTGTGCTCCATGCCGATCTGCTGCCAAGCCCACCAGGCGCAGATGTCATGATCACCCAAGTCGAAGCTAAAAACGCATGGCTTTGTCGGATCGAGACGGATATGCGGGCTGAGGCGGTTTTCCTTAATCGCCGTCTCCAGCTCACGGGCGAAGATCGCGCCCTTCAGTGTCTTCCTTGGCTTGCCATCCCAGACCGTGCGCGCATTGTCCGGGTCTTTGGCGAGCATCTCGTCTTTTTGCTGCCTAAGCACATCGGGAAAGAACGGATTGTCATCCCAGTTCATTTCCACTGAGACGCAATCGCTCGGCGGATCGAGTACAAACCTCTTATAGGTTTCGTCGCGTTCTAACTCCGGATTGAACTCAATCCATACCTCGGAGCCGCGATCAAACGGTCCAAACGGCGGATCACGGCGAACAGTGGGGAGAACCACATCCCATGAATTTTCGCTGACGGTCGCCGCTTCGAACACCGCGAAAACGTCAATCGCCTCCATGGATTTAATAGAGGCCACATTGTTTCGGATGCCGACAAACGCAAACTTCGTCCCGTTGGCACCGACGATCTCGCTTTCCTTGATCTGGTAGAAATCGTTGTAACCGAGTTCATTGACCTGATCGGCGATCAGCTTGTGAACCGACTCCTTGATCGATTTCTGAATTTCACGCGCGCAAACGATAAACAGCTTGCGTCTACGACCGAGGATGATGAGGGCTCTCGCAAAGGCCCAGCTCTTGCCGCTTCCGCGCCCGCCATACAGGCACTTAAAGCGGTGCGGCTCGAATAAAAACGCTGTCTTTTTAGGGAATTTCACCCTTGTAAATGTCATGTTGTGCGGTGCTATTCCAATTACAGGCGCGACATTGCACGCGCAGATGTAGGAATGAATGCCGGTTTGCACATTACAAATAGCGCGGTAGAGTTGTGTCAGTGACTTAGTGAGGGCGTCATGCAACTTTCAGTAAAAAAATTCGTCGGCAACGAAATGCGTCGCCGGGGGTACGTGATCACTCGTCCAACATGGATTGAAAAGCAGTTCTCCAAGAGCCTTTGGCGTGAAATAATTTCTAAAGACCCCGTTGGCTTTGCAACTTGCTACCAGGCAAACCGCGAAACGCTAAAGCGAGTGTCAAGATGGACCGACGACGAGTCTATGGCCTCATCTTATTGGCGGTATGGCGTTCCATCGGAGTGGGAGGCGACATCCGGCGAACAGTCTGACAGAACCGGCGTGGACGATATTGAAGGTCAGCCGACACAAGCTGATTTGCTGGCTTTTATAGCTTCGAAGATCAGCGCTCTCTCGTACCTCGAAATCGGAGTTTCTGTCGGCAAGACTCTACTTCAAATACGCGAACAGTTTACAACCGCGAATATTGTCGGGCTAGACATCGAAGAACCAAGCCCAGCACTTATGCGGTCATTTTCCAGAGAGGACCTATGGTCATCCTCGTCCAGATATATGGTGGATACACTTGATGGCAGGCCCCGTGAGAAGACCCCATATATGTGCAATCTAGTTCGCTCCGGATTTTCACCGGTTAAGTATTTGAGCGCCGACCAATTCCGCGACGATACTTGGTCAAAACTGCCCCCAGATAAGTTTAACCTCATTTATTCGGACGGTGTTCATACAGGGGATGCGCTCACTTCCGAGTTAGATTTTATTATGAAATACAACCTCCTCGATCCCAATGGCTGCGTCATCCTCTGGGATGACTTATTTGAGATTGAAATGCAGACTGCATTTCTTAATAATGCTAAACGCCTAGCGGGTCTGTATGGGAAGAAAGAAGATTCTATCTCGATATTCACAATGCATGGCACTTATGGGTTCATAAGGCCAGTCGGAATGTTTTCGGCATTTTAACACCGATAAAACTAAATTCCCGCCGCCGTCTTGCCAGCCGCGCTCAGCGGAAGGCCGATGATCGAGAGAGTTTTAACGTCTTGCTGACGGACTGGCTGCGTAGTGGTCGCCATGGGCGCGAAACCAACAATAACATTGGCATTGTATGGACTGCTGTTGGTCGTGTCGCCTTGATCGCCGGTGCCCTGATTCATGTCTGACATGTCGGTTACACCGTTATCAGCCGACAGGTAGCGCGTTCCGGTCGTCGAAATGTTGCGCGTCCCCGATGCGCTGTACGTAAACAGGTCCATAAACGAGTACCAGCTAGTACTGCCTGCTGCCCCGTTTAATCCAGACAACCTCCCCAGCGCCTCGGTCAATTCGTGCCATGCCGTTGCGAACAGACTGACGGTGCCTCCTGCGCAAGAAGTCCCGTCTGCGGTCGTATCCCAAGCTATACCGCTAAAACCAAATCCTGTTGTTGGGTCTACGGCAGAAGCCGTGTTGCTTACCGCTG